ACTTTCAGATAGCCTCGAAAGAGGACTGGAAGCGGGTCGTTTCTCATGTCCGACTCAATTTAGTCGGCATGGAAGTCTCCCCCGATTTTTCGGAGGTTTCTTCAAACGTGTGTTCACGCTAGATGGTACGCTACGTGACGATTCGTGCCCTGATACAGTATTTTTTATCAGGCAAATCTGCAGATTCTTTAAGAAACTGAAGATTGAGTGTAGCGCCTCGCGTAATAGAGACGCTATTCAGCACTTCGTCGACGTAGAAGGTGATCTCCGCGCGATGACCTCTCAAGTGGAGAGAAAGGATGAAATCCTTGATAAGATCTCGGGTATCATTTGGTCTCAGGTTTTTCCTGAGATTGATCCCGTTAATCTCATCTGTCATCACGGCCCTGGTGCAACGGCGGAGAGATACGCTCTAAATGAGCGTCATCTTCTCCAAAATTGGAACCAGCGATCGGAGCTTACTTTTCCTTCTGATCTTCATTGCTATCCTAACTTTGGATTGGCAGCTGAGTTCAGTGGTATAGGGAAAAGTTCGTCTGAGCCGAAGAGCTTAAACTATCTTGAACTTAAGGAAGAGATTCCTGTTCGAGTAGTTTTCGTTCCTAAGACTCAAACGTCACCACGGGTAATCGCGATAGAGCCTTCCCATGTTCAGTTTAAACAGCAGTCTGTAAAAGACTTTGTTTACTGGGCATTGGAGACTCACGCACTGACTCGACATTCTATCCGCTTCGCGCGGCAGGATGTTAATCAGCAACTCGCGTACAGTAGCAGCATCGATAAACGGCTAGCCACGCTAGACCTGAAAGACGCCTCTGATCGTGTGCATTTGCACCTCGTTCAGCGCATCTTCAAGAACTCAGGGCTCCTCGAATACCTCGAAGATGCTCGTTCTTTGCATGCAGAACTACCCAACGGTACGAACATTCTCTTGTTTAAGTATGCTTCTATGGGATCAGCTTTATGCTTTCCTGTAGAGGCAATGGTGTTTTACACCCTTATTCAAGCAGCAATGCACATACTCGATGGGAGGCGTCCGAGTTCTCGATCAATCGCGAAATACAGTCGATTGATTGATATCTACGGGGATGATATTATCGTCCCAGTAGAATACGCGGACTTCGTCGTGAAATACCTTGAGAGCTATGCTCTCAAGGTGAACGTCAACAAGTCTTTTAAGGCGTCTGCCTTTAGAGAATCTTGTGGTGCGGATTTCTATGCAGGTG